CCTTTAAGCCAGTGCTCCAACTACACTCTAACCGTACCTGTTAATAAGATTTCTGATGAGAATCACTAAGTTTAAGTTTTTAAAGATCCTTGCTAAGCATATCTCTCTTAAGCTGAACCATAGAATACCTAATGAACAAGATTTAATGATGATGGTTACTTCATTAACTCCTATGCTCAATATGTATTCACATAAATTGATGGAATCCAATATTATGGATTCAAATGGATCCATTCATATTGAAACTCTAGAAAAAGAAGTGAACGATTTCTTTCTCATGGTTCCCACCATCAATATTCCTCTTGGTTCTTCTTCTCTTCCAATTACCAAAGAAGATGTGAATAAGTTTATTACCGAGCTGTTTAGCAAGGGAGATATAGAAGAGGTTATATATCTACCATGCCAAAACTAATAAATGGTTTAACCATTCCTTTATGGATGGAAGATCTTACTACTCCATTCGGCATTGCTAATAGTCTTTTCTGTGGAAGAGATAGATTCAATATTTTGAACCAGTATTCGAAGATTAACTGGGATGACTCTGTAGATAGGATACCCTCTACAACTGAAGAATCCTTAGCCAATCTAATGGATAGAAGAGCTAATGAACTAATTGGTAAGAGTATTACTGTTCAATGGTCAGGAGGTGTAGATAGCACCTCCTTGCTTCTATCTTTAATTAAGAATGGTATTTCCAAAGAAGACCTAGTCATTAGATATGATGAGAACTCTTGTGCAGAGTACCCACTTCTTTATAAATGGCTGGTAGATAATAAATACCAGATGAAACCTGTCGTCAATGACTGGTTCAAAGCTTTATCCACAGCAGATACAGATCTAATAGTTAATGGTTGGTGTGCAGATCAACTATTTGGTTCAGTATTCTTCTATTCTTGCCCAGAGCTCTATTCAGTAGATTTAAAGACTCTTTTGGATTCAGTTTCTGTTGAGAAAGTTCAAGCTACTGAAGAACAAAAGAACTTGGCTATTGAAGTGTATAAAGAGTATGCAAAATATCTCTTTGATATTGAATTAACTACAGCAGCTGAATTAGGTTGGTTCATTAACTTTACAGTTAAATGGTCTTACGTAAGTTTATTTAATGAAATGTACTTGGCTGGTACTTCCAAGCAATTCATTACCAAACCTTTCTATGACACTTATTACTTCCAGTCTTGGGCTGTATCCAACTTCCCAAACATTAGTAAGGTGAATATGTATTCTGAACCAAAGGAATACAAGAAAGCTCTAAAGGAATATTGCAATTCCATCTTCCCAGATCAAGAGTACTTAACTACTAAATCCAAGAAGCCTTCATGGAGAGCTAGAGAGGATAAAACCATGTATAAGAAGAGAAGGATAGTCCTTAAAACAACTGAAGGTTATGAGATCTATCAAGCCCCTTCTTTTCTTATTAGCAATAAAGTTGAATCTCTTGAACAAGCAATCTTTACAAAGTTTAAAAAGTAAAGAATAATGATTTATCACTCATAATAAGTATTCAAGATGGAATCAAATACTCCTAGCAAGATTAAATTAACAGAGTGGGTCAATGAACCTACTGTAAACGCATTAAAAGCAGATTTCCTTGCTTGTAAGCCTTCTCATGATGTTCAGGTAGGTCGTATTGAGTATTGGAAGGATCTACTTGATGTTACTGGCCCTGAAAAGATTCAAACAGCTAAGGGTAGATCCAGAGTCCAACCTAAGCTAGTTAGAAAGCAAGCTGAATGGAGATACTCTGCTTTATCTGAACCATTCCTTGGTAATAACAAGATCTTCTCTGTCACCCCTAAGACCTTCGAAGATGACAACTGTGCCAAACAGAATGAACTTCTGTTGAACTGGCAGTTCAATACCAAGCTTAACAAAGTTAAATTCATTGATGACTATGTTAAGGCTATTGTTAATGAAGGCACTGGCATAGTTAAAGTCTCTTGGATCAGAGATACCAAACTTGTTAATAAGCAAGAACCTGTATTTCAAGCTGTACCAGTTCAAGACCAGCAAACTCTTGAGCAACTACAACAAGCTCAACAGTTATCCTTATCTGATCCTAGAACCTTCAAAGAAACTGTACCTCCTGAAATCCAATATGGTGTTCAGGTAATGACTTCAGGTGAAGCTCAGATTCCTGTCATTGGTCAAATCATTGGGTACCAAACAGTTCAGGAAGAAGAGATCATTGCAAATCATCCTTATGCAGAAGTTCTGGATCCTAGGAATGTTTACATTGATCCTTCCTGTTCAGGAGACTTCTCAAAGGCTTACTTTATTATTGAATCTTTTGAGACGAGTTATTCAGAGCTTTCTAAGGATGATCGATACAAGAATCTTGATCTAATCAATTGGGATGAAGTGGATCCTTCAGTTGATGCAGACCATACAACTAAGACTCCTTCTGAATTTAACTTTGAAGATAAGAGTCGTAAGAAGTGTGTAGCCTATGAATATTGGGGCTTCTATGACATCCATGACAATGGATCATTAGTTCCTATTGTTGCTACATGGGTTGGCAACATACTTATTCGTTTGGAAGAAAATCCTTTCCCTGATGGAAAGCTTCCTTTTGTCTTGGTTCCCTATCTCCCACAACTTAGAGATGTTTATGGTGAACCAGATGCAGAACTCTTAGGGGATAACCAGAGAATTCTTGGTGCAGTTACCAGAGGCATGATTGACTCTCTTGGTAGGTCTGCCAATGCTCAACAAGGCTTTGCTAAGGGCTTCCTTGATCCAGCCAATAGACGTAAATTCATCAATGGTGAGGATTATGAATTTAATCCTGCTATGCCCCCTCAAGCTGCATTCGTTGAACACCAATACCCAGAGTTACCACAGTCTGCTGTACTCATGGTTCAAATGCAGAACCAAGAAGCAGAAGCTCTTACAGGTGTCAAAGCCTTCTCAGGTGGTTTAGCTGGAGATGCTTACAACACTAAAGTTGCTACTGCAATTAGAGGTGTGCTTGACGCAGCATCCAAGAGAGAAATGGCAATCCTTAGAAGACTGGCTAAGGGTATGCAAGAGATTGGTGACAAGTTCATTGCAATGAATGCTGTCTTCCTTTCTGATGAGGAAGTTGTCAGAGTTACCAATCGTCAGTATGTTGCCATTAAGAAAGAAGACTTAAGAGGCAATTTTGACCTTGATGTTGATATTGCTACTGCTGAAGAAGATAACGCAAAGTCTGAAAACCTAGCTTTCCTTCTGCAGACCATTGGCAACAATATGGATCAATCTATTTCAATGATGATCCTTTCAGAGATTGCTGATCTTAAAAGAATGCCTGCTCTAGCTGAAAGGCTTAGAACATGGCAACCAGATCCAGAGCAAACTCAAATGCAGAAGCAGATGCAAATGCTTCAAATTCAACAGCTTCAACTTCAAAACCAGAAGCTTCAAGCCGAAATCAATGAAACATTGGCTAATGCTCAGAAGCTTGGTATGGATGCTCAATCCAAGGCTGTTGACGCTCAAACTAAGGCAGTTACTGCTCAAGCTACTCTTGCTGATGAAATCCTTAGAACCAAGGCTGAAGCAGGCTTGAAGCATGCTCAGATGAACAAGACCAATCTGGAAGCTCAGGCTTTAGCTATGAATACTCAAATGGATGTGGATGGAACCAAGCATTTAAGAGATCTTGAGAAGATGCAGGCTCAAGCTAGAGGTAATCAAGACCTTGAAATTGTCAAGGCATTAGGTAAGCCATTAAAACTGGATGAATCAAGACCCAATATTGATGCAATGGTTGGCTATAACCTAATGAACGATGAATTGACAAAAAGAGCTTTATTAAGATAATTGCGTATAATAAGAATTATTTTTAATATTTAAAGGAATACTCATGTCTCAACTGACAGAACTCCAAGATTATCTAAAGATTTTAGGTACGCAAGTTCAATTAAAGAAGATGGTTGAATCCCTTATGGAGAATAATGACTTTAAAGAAGTTATTCTCAAGGGATTTTGCCAAGATGAAATGACTCGTTGCATGCAAATGTCTGTTTATGAAAAGGCTACTGCTGAGCAAAGAGAGTTATATATTCAACTTGCTAAAGCTAGTGCAGCTTTAGATAATTATTTAAATACTATTGTGGTTCTTGGTAGAACTGCTGAAGAAGATATGGATGAAGTTCAAAAGCAAATTGAAGATCTTCTAGTGAATGGGGAGGATGAATAATGGCTAAGAATTATGAAGAGATGTCTGATGAAGAATTTAGTCAAGAAGCTCCCCCTGAAATAGAAGAAACCTCTCCTGCTGAAGAAAAGGTTGAAGAACCTACAGAACAGGAAGAAAATATTCCTGACTCTTCTGAAGAATCAACTGAACCAGAAGAAAAGATAGAAGATCAAGATCAGGAACCCTCTAAAGAAGAACAAGCTCCTGAAGTTGATTACAAGGGATTCTATGAAGCAATGATGTCTCCCATTAAGGCTAATGGGAAAGACTTCCAAGCTAGAACCCCAGAAGAAGCAGTGAGACTTATGCAGATGGGTGCTAACTACACCCAGAAGATGCAAACTATTGCTCCTTATAGAAAGAAGATCCAGATGCTTCAGAATGCTGGGCTTCTTGAAGATGAGAAGTTGAACTATCTCATTGACCTGTCCCAAGGAAACAAGGAGGCAGTTAAAAAGCTTCTAAAGGATAGTAAGCTCGATCCTTTAGATTTAGACATTGATAATGAATCTGCTTATATTCCTGGCAATCACACAGTCTCAGATCAGGAAGTACAGCTCCAGTCCATTGTGGATGACTTGAAGTCTACTCCTCAGGGCGTGGAGACTTTACAGATGATTAAAGGCTTGGATCAAGCTAGTTTGAATGAGATTTGGAAGACTCCTAGCATGATGACGACTCTTAATGAGCAACGTCAAAATGGTGTGTATGACTTCATCATGAAAGAAGTTGAGCACCAGAGAATGCTTGGAAATATCCCAGAAGGCACTTCATTCTTAGACGCTTATAAAGCTGTTGGTGATTATTGCTTGCAAGTTCAACAACAAAGAATTGCACAGCAACAAGCTATGCAGAATCTGCCCAGTGGTATCTTAAATAAGCAACAAGTGAATAGTGGAAATGTAAAAGGTGCTGCTCCAAGTGGTAGATCCAGAAAGGCTAGCCAACAGTTTGTTGATCCATTCTCACTCTCTGATGAAGAGTTTGAGAAGCAATTTAAAAACTATGGTTAAAGGAATATAAATGGCTCTCCCAGAATTTACTGGTTTAAATTATGCCCCGTCTTATTCGGGTTATGACGGTGAAGGTAAGTCTTCAATTGACTACAAGTCAAATACTGATCAGATGAATACTTTCTACTGGCTCCGTAAGTCTCTTACAGATGCTCGTAAGGAAAGCTACTTCACCCCACTTGCCGATACGATTGGTATGCCGAAGCACTATGGCAAGAAGATCAAGCTTTATCACTACATCCCGCTACTTGATGATCGTAACGTGAACGACCAGGGTATTGATGCTAAGGGTGCCAAATACACAGGTGGTAATCTCTATGGTTCAAGCCGTGACATTGGTACCATCAAGGATAAGCTTCCTGTCGTTGGTGAAAACGGTGGACGAGTGAACCGTGTTGGTTTCTCTCGTGTTGAGCTTGAAGGTACATTCTCCAAGTTCGGTGTGTTCTATGAATGGTCTCGTGAGTCTTTCGAGTTCGACTCAGACTCAGAACTCCGTGGCCATCTTTCACGTGAACTTATGAATGGCATGGTTCAAATGCAGGAAGCCATGCTTCAGATCGACCTTCTTACGTCTGCTGGTGTTCAAGTCTATCCTGGTAAGGCTACCCAGATGACAGAAGTTACGGGTGAAGGTGAGGGTGCTACGATCGTTGACTATGAAACGCTTCGTCGTGCTGATCAAATCCTTGATGAAAACCGTTGCCCGAGGAACACGAAATATGTGACTGGTACTCGTAACGTTGATACGAAGACCATTCCTGCTGCTCGTATTGCCTACTGCTCTTCTGCTGTTACTCCGCTTCTGGAAGACATGACGGATAAGTTTGGCAACAAGGCTTTCGTCCCTGTTCAGCAATATGCTGCTGCTACGACTGTCCTTAACGGTGAAATTGGCTCTATCGGTCACTTCCGCTTCATTCAGGTTCCTGAAATGCTTGCTTGGGAAGGTAAGGGTAAGGCTGTGACGACCAATCCCGGTTATCGTGAAAAGGATAGTAAGTACAACGTGTATCCGATTCTTATTGTTGGTTCAGAATCCTTCAATACGATTGGCTACAACATGGAAAATGCCAAGTCTGGCAAGTTCTCCATCATTACCAAGGTTCCTGGTAGAGATACTGCTTCCAAGGATGATCCATATGGAGAAACGGGCTTTAGCTCACTGAAGTTCTACTATGGCTTCCTTCCGAAGCGTACAGAACGTCTGTGTGTCATTTACACGGTTGCTCCCGATTAATTAGTTTGCTTATTAGCGTAAGCTAATTAAAATAAGGGTATTGCTTGTGCAATACCCTTTATTTTTTATGCCTACAAAGAACTAGGCAATATAACAACAATAGGAATTTAAATGGAATCTACTGAACTAGATCGTTCTGAAGAGATGAAGCTTCTTAAGGAAAGAGCTGATCTTCTAGGGATTAAGTATTCAAACAATATTGGCCTTGACACACTTAGAGCCAAAGTTAATGAAAAGCTTGAAGAGTCTTCTATTCAACAAGAAGATAAAGAGAATAAGGCTAGTACAAGAGCTCAAATTAGAGCTGAGCAACTCAAGCTTGTTCGTATTCGTCTTACTGTGATGAATCCAACTAAGAAGGCTTGGAGAGGTGAAATCTTTACAGTTGCCAACTCATTCATTGGCACTGTTAAGAAGTTTGTTCCTTATAACCCCAAGTTCTATGTGAATGGTTACCATGTGCCTAATTGCATTTATGGCATTCTCAAGGAAAAGCAGTTCTTAAATATTACTACTGAAGATAAGGGAGGTAAGACAGAAGTTAGAACTGACTTGGTCCCAGAATTCTCTATTGAAGTGCTTCCTCCACTTACTCAAGAAGAGCTGGATACTCTAGCTAAAGAGCAAGCAGCTGGAAATAGAATTGATTAATCCTTGATTTAATTCATATAATGGTTCTACTTGAATAAAGTAGAACCTTTTTTTATTTGTATAGAGAGAATATCATATGCCAAATCCCTTTTTCCTCCGCAATGGGTCTGCTTGGGGAGGATTTAATGATCCTTTAAGCAATTTTAATGTTTTATCAAACCAAGCGGCTAACAAGGCAACCTCTGCTGGGGCTACCGAAGCACTTGTATCTGCTAATAGTTCTCAACCTGCTTCAGTTTTTAGAAAAGCTGGAAATATGGTTGGTAAAGGTGTCAATGCAGCTAAAGGTGTTCTAGGTAGGACCATTATGACACCTTCTCTAGCTGCTTTAGGTGGTGCAGCAGCTGAAATAGCTCCAGTAGCTGGAATAGTAGGTCCCTTAGCTGGAATGTATGCTTCTGCTCGTGGTGCTCAGATGGATAATGATCCAGTTGTTCAACAAGAGAAAGCTATTAGAGCCAATGCCATAAAGAATGGTTGGACTCCTGATGATGAAGACAATTGGACTAATGCTCAGGGTCAAACAGCTACCTACAATGACATCTATGGAATGTATGGTCCAGAAGGAACTGCTTTAGGACTTCCTTTTGAGAATGGTACTTCAATGGATATTGGTCTTCCGTTTGAGAATGGTACCTCTACTGATATAGGTCAAGCTCCTACAGTTAAACAAGGAGTTGCCTCTCCTAAAGTTAAGTTAGTAAAGGTTCCTAAGAATAAGAAAGTCTCTTCAAGTAGGAGTATCGCTCCAAATTATTCTCAAGCTTTAGAGAAAAACATTGCTAAGGGAGACGTTCCTTTTAAATTAAATAATGGAACCAACTGGATGGATACTCTTAATTCACTCCTTCCTTACCTTGCCCTTGGTGCTGGTGCTTATTATCTTGGTAGAAGAAACTAATGGCTGAATTAGAGACTAGATCCAAAGAGATACTCTCATCTCTCACAGAAGGGTTAGATTTCACTATCCCTAATATTAACTTTGATGATAAAGCTTTTGAGATTCCTAAGGCTTTAATTGATGCTCTACAGAAAGTCCCTGAGCCACTTACTACAGGTCTCTTAACTGAGAAAATTGTGGATGGTAATGGTACTTTTGATGCCATCATGACTGCCATGAAAGAGCACCTCAAGATTGAATACAATGAAGGAAGGATTACTGGAGCTGAATACACTAAGGCTTATATAGCCATGCTTCAGTCTGCCTTACAGTTTGCTGTTCAATATCTTCTTGGAAGAGATAATGCTTACTTCCAAGCCATTGGTGCTCAAACTCAAGCTTTAACCAATAGCATCAATATCTATAAGGCTAAGGTTGAACTAGCTATTGCTCAAGCGCAGGCTCATCAGAATAAGGCTGAGTACGCCAATAAGGTTTGTTCTCTTGGCTCTACGGATAAACAAGTTACGCTTGTTGGAGCTCAGACAGGAAAGGTAAATGAAGAGACTAAGCTTGTCGAAGCTCAGACACTTGTTCAAACTCAACAAGAAAAACTCTTAGTTGAACAAACTGAAGCTGCTCATTCTCAAACTTCAGATACAAAACTGGATAAGTCTCCAGTCTCTGGTTCTATTGGTAAGCAAACTGCTCTGATCCAAGCACAAACAGAAGTTCAGAAGCAACAGAAAGAGCTTTTGGTTGAACAAACAGAGCAGGCTCATGCTCAAGTGTCAGATACTCAACTTGATGGCACGACTCCTGTGTCTGGATATACAGGAAATCAGAACTCTCTACTCAAACAGCAGGTTACTTCCTTTAAGAAGGATGCCATCATTAAAGCAGCTAAGGTTTATGCAGACTCTCTGACTACTCAATTGTCAATGAATACAGCTACTGTGGCTGGTACTGGTCTTGATGCTGCTGGTATTGGTAAAGCCATTGGTAAGTTAGCTTCTTCAATGGACGGTCAGTGAGATAAATAATGGGTTGGTTCTCAAGTAAAACGATTACATCTGTTGCATCTACTACTTCTCCTATGTTCGATAGGAACAAGAGGATAGATAACTTTGAAGCAGCAATGATTGACCATACTACAACAAATAGTATGGAACAATCTGAATACTTGAGAGCCCACTATAAGAACTCAAGACTTCAAAATATCTTAGGCTTCAGGAATTGGGCAGATAGAACAGGATTTACTGGTTCTTTAGGAAAGATTCAAGCAACATTCTATGGTGATGCTAAGCTTGACTACACTGCCATTACTGAAGCCTTAAGGCCTTTAATTTCTTTCCCTGCCAATGTAGATAGCTTTGCTGTCTATGATGCTCAGCTGTTCTTCTTCTCAGAAGACTTCTGGATCAAACACTTAGCCACACAGCAAGGAAAAGCTAATTGGTTATATGATCCTCAATTAACTGATTACACCATTAGCCATCCAAGTGATGGATACATTAGAGCTACATTCAAGAATGGTAAGTATATCGAAGGAAAGCTTCCTAACTATACACCTAGCACTAGATTTTTGGACATTAGCTATAACATCATAGTTAGTAAGACAGAAAGTAAACCTGGAGAAAAGCCAGAAGATCCTCCTATTACCACTACTACCTATGAGTACATTTATGGTTTCTACGCTTATCAAGAAAAGACAGGTAGTAGCGCATTAGACAGCATCATTGCTAATAACGGTATTAAAGGTACTCAAACCTTCTATCCAGTTATCCCACTTAGAACCAATACATGGTGGATTACTGATGGAAGAGCTTCACACATCAATGATGCTCTAATACAGCTGCAACTCTATGATGCTAAGAAAGGTAAAGATAACGCTTTCAAAGTTATAAGAGATACTTGCGAAAAAGAGATGAAGGGAGGAAGTATTGGTGATATTGACTACATCACCCTTCTCCTTGGAATTTCAATTAACACAAGAAATCTTTCAGACCAAAAATATCTCTTTGAATTCTTTTTCAACTGTTATACCAACTATGCCATCTCAATTGGAGAGAAGCCCCAATCTTTCATAGGAGGTAAGCCTCTCTATACCAATAGTGGAAGTTTTGGATGGTTTCATAGAAAAATTATTGAAGCTCTACAAGGTGGCCAAGAGGATAACTACTACACAAAGTTCCAACTATATAACGGTACCTCTAACTTTAACTATACATATGGTTGGTTAACTGCTGACTACTTTGAAGCCAATGGACAATATAAACCTAATGCGAAAGTAGGTACTTATGGAGTTCTCGCAGGTAAATACACTTATACCTACAGGCACCAAGTACCTGCAAGAGATAACGAAGGTAACGTTATTGTTAGAGGGGACTCAGAGTCTGGTTATGAAGTGGTGATGGAATGGGAAACAGTCACTACTTCATACAACCTAACCCTTTTCTGTTATCAAGCCTCCAAAAACAGATGGAAAGCTCTAGCTTTTGCAGACCTTAAGCTAGTCAATATGATTTATGCGGGTAAGGCTGTTAATACAGATGCCTATGACGCTGTAAAAGACTCCAGTGAAACAAGAACATTAGATCATGACTTCACTGGTGATTATGATGGAGCCTACCAAACATGGAATATTCTCAACTTCACTTATGTAGAGAATCCAGGTGATTCTGACTCTGCCTTTGTTGTCCCTCTAGAAGAGAACACTCTATATGAGTGTGGTGTTAAGGATGCTCTAGATATCTCTTATGGGTGTTACTTTCTTGTCTTTAACTGCTGGGTCCAAAAGAAAAAGAAGTGGTACCAAAGCGGCATCTTTGGAGCAATCATTGGCTTTATAGGGATGGTGTTCTTCCCCCCTTCTATTCTTTGGACCTTCTCTGCCATTGTCTTCACAGTTTCAATTACTGTTGTAGCTTTAAACCTTACTACTAAACTTCTCTCATTCATCTTTGGTGAAAGATGGGCAGTTAGAATAGTTAAGCTAGTTCTAAAAGTAGTTAAGGTTGTGGTTAATGTTATTGCCTCTATTGCCATCAAGATACCCGTTATTGGTTGGCTCGTTTGGGGTATCTGTATGACAGTTATCTTCACTTTAACAGCCGCAGAAGTTCTATGGTTAGGGGGTACTTGGAAAGATGCCCTTAAACAAGGTCTAATTTCTACAACGGTGTCTGCTGCATCTTCTATTGTTGGTGGGCAACTAGCGGGCTCCAGTTCCTTAGAAGGTGTGGGCAATAGCTTATCTACAAGTGGAGCTGGTTGGACTATTGCAGGACAAAATGTATCTACAGGGCAGCTGTTTGCATCTGCAATGGGATCTTCCTTTACACAATCATTCTTAGAAGGTGTATTTACTGGTCAATCTATAGGGGATGCTTTAAAGGATGGTTTTAAATCTGCCGCTGTAGCTGGAATTACAACAGGATTTGCAGTAGGCCTTAACCTAGCAGGATTCTCCAAGTCACTTCAGGGTCAAGCATATGATTTCTCTAAACTACAAGCTCTATCAGTTGGAGAATGGTTTGGTCTTGCAAGCAATATGGCTCTTGGTCAACTAATCAATATAAATACCTTCGCCAATCTTCTTCAGATGAGTATGGAAGAAAGACAGTTCCATAAGATGGCTAATCTGGAGAATGACTACCAAGAATTCAATAATAAAGCTGCTGCTGCAAATAAAGTTCTAAACCAATTAGCAGAAGCAGTGTCAGGCACCACTACAGCAGAAGCAGTGGTCAGAATGCAAGCTTGCTTAGGTAGGATGACAAGTTCTTTCCCTGATACGAACCAATCTATGGACCCAGAAGCGTTCTTATCTGTAGCTACATTGGCTGGTTCAGATGTATGTAAGGTAGTCTTGGGAAATATTGATTGTTGGTGTGACTCCCAATTAACAATGGATGGATATTCTCCTTCAGATCTTCATTACAGCACTTTCTCAAATACCTTAACTTGGGATGCAAGTTTGAGTATAGGTGTTTAAAGATTAAAATATTACTTATTTAAGGATTCTTTTCTTATGGCTCTTAATATTTACGATGATGCGGGAAATATTATAAATTCTCCCTCTAATTCTACTGACTGGGATCTAAATAATTTGTCTTTATATAACAAGATAAATCTTAATACTGGTGGAGCTTTAGACACTTTTACAAGTGCTCTAAAGAATGCTTGGGACTGGTCTACAACCCCAAAAGGTTCAGGAGATAACGCTTCTTCCCCTATTCAATGGGGTTTAACGGGTTTAGGGTTACTTCAACAGAAGAAACAGTTTGATAGGCAGTTAGAGGAAGCTAGGAAACAATTTGCTTTCTCCAAAGGAAATACTCAAGCTAACTTCATGAATCAAGGGACAAACTTCATTAACCAAGGTTTATGGCAAGTTGAAGCTTTAAATGCATTCAATCCAGGTGCAGCTGCTGAAAGAGCTCAGAATCTTAACTCTGCTATTAATCAAATGAATAATGCTGGTTCAAGAATTGAGCTTGGTGGTAATACCTTTGCTGATCAACAGAATGCTCTTAAGAAGTATTCACAGCTTGCTAACAATGGTCCGAGGATGGCGTAATGGCAGGTATCTTCCCTACTCAGATTGAACAGATCAATGACTTCTCCAGTAAAGCTGGGGCTCAAGTCTTAGATGTCTTAAACAAAGCTCCTAAAACCAACTACTTCGACATTTTCTCTAAGATGGTAGATCAAGCTACCAAAGCTACAGAGTCTCAGAGACTTACTGAAGCTGTGGATGCATACAATCGAGCCATGGAAGCAGGTAAGAGTGCTTCTGAAGCTTTAGTTGGGCTAGATCCAAGAGTAACTGGTTCTAAGGCTTTTAAGGATGAGGCAGATAAGATTAGAGCGTCTATCTTGGATCAAAGAGCTAATGATAGAGCAGAAGCTATGTGGGCTAATACCCTTAGACAACAAGCTAGGCAAGAAGAAGCTAACTGGTTGAGAGCTGACTTGGCTAAAACTATGGCTACAACACCAGGTAGTGAAGCCCTATGGCTTGATGATAATAAGAAGAGACTCGAAGCTAATCCAATTGCCTATACTGGAGTCATGCAAGATCTTAAGGGTAAAGATCTTTACTTACCCGATGCAGACACTGTTGCTACAGCTGACAGGTTATTAGCTAGTATTCCTGACTCAATCAACAAATTGGAAGATGCTTACAAGAGAGCAGGTGTATCTGTAGATAATGCTTCCAACTTAGGCATTGCTCTATCCACTGACCTTGAGAAATCTCCATACCTTAAAGACCTTAATGCATTCATTGAACATCAGGGCAAACTAAGAGGCTATGATGGAAATGATATGGGTGACTTTGCCAGCAACATGAAAGATGCATACAAAGCATTAAGTGCTAAGTATGGCAACCTTCCTCAGGAGCAAATCCTTGCAGCTATGGAAAGATACCTTGATGTTTCAAAGTGGTCTTATGTGCCCTTCTTAGGTAGATTTGCTCAAGATGTGATTGGTAATGGTGCTGGTGGTGAACTAGAGAAGTTAGCACCTAACTTCAGCACTCAAAAAGAGATGGCGGAAAGAGCTTTAACTATGAAGAATCTGTTAGGAGAGGCTGTTAAAAATGATGCTCTCCAGAAAGAACTTCTATCTGCGCGAACTCTCATGGCTCGCTATGATCAACAGTACCAAGATGGGATTATTCCTACTAAAGAAAGAGCTGAGAAACTTAAGGCAGTTGTTGCTAAAGGTCTTATTTCTAAACTTACAAATCTTGGTTGGGGCAAAGACAAGCTTGAATTGCTTACTGATGCTCTGGGTCAACAAAGTGCTTTAGCCAAATAAACTAACTTAATAAATTAAAATGCATTAAACTTAGCCATTATATTAACTATATAGTGGCTATTTTTAATGGATCCAGTAACTCAAGCGTATTTAGAACGCTTTGGAGCTGAAGCTCCGACAAATACTCCTACCTCTACAGATTCCTCTATTCCTTCAACTAGGAATCCTTTATTAACAGCTTCTGCTGGTGAATCCGTTAATGCTCAGGAACAGCAGATGCTTCAGGACTTCCAACATTTAGGCTCTGGAAGTTTTATTAATAAGTATGGTTTAGATACTTATAAGAGTATGCTTGGTCAATCAAACCAAGCAATGAATGCACTTCGAGCTGAAAGGCTAGCTTCTACATCTTCCTTAGCAGATGTAGCTGGTGACTCCGTTAAGAACATCATTACTGGTGCTCTTAGTGGTGTAACTGATACTGGTGCTTTTGTAGCGGGCATGACTCATATGAATCCTTTAGCAAAGCTTTTATCCAAGGCTTCTGAAGGTATTCGAGATGTCGGTGAATCTCTTGGTTCTGATTCTGAAAAAGCTAAGAGAGCTCTTTATCAGTACCAGCAACAAGCTCTCAAGAATCGCATTGACAGAGAGTATGAAGAAGATATTGCTTCTGGTAAGGGAACTACTGAAGCTGAATTAGCTAGGTTTGGTAAGCAAGCTCTTAGTACTGTAGGTAATGCCTTTAAGACTGGGCAAGCTCTTGAACTAGGCACTTCTGGTATTGGCTCTGTGCTTACTGGTGGTGTTGTAGGAAAAGGTATTGGTCTTGCAACTAAAGCTGCTAGAACGGCTATGCCTAAGATTGCAAAGGGTATTGATGCCTTTGCTGAGTCTAATGCTACAGCTAAAAAGATTGCTGAGAATACTCCTTGGATGGTTTCCATGGGTATGCAGGAAGGTGGTGGAGCTTATTCTCAACAGCTTCTTGAAGGTCTTGAGATGTCTCTTGAAGACCTTATGGCTAATTCCCCTCAGTTTGTTGAGGCATACACACACTATAGACAACAAGGCTATGGGGAGCAAGAAGCCCAACAAAAAGCCAGAGAAGATATGGCTTTTGCAGCCGCTAGACAAGCAGGCTTAGAAACAGCTGCAGCTGCTTATGCCGCTAACTACATGACAGCTCCTTTAGCCAAGATGACTAGAGGAGATAAACTGCTTTCTAAGTACATTGGAGAGGCTCTCTCCGAACCAGCTGAAGAATTCATTACTGAAGGTCTTGGTCAGGTTGCAGGCAACAGAGCTACTAAAGAGTATCTGGATAATCGACAGAATATCTGGGAAGATGTGGGTCAATCCGCAGCTGAAGGTGCTGTTGGTGGCTTTGGTATGGTTGCTGGTAGACCTGCTATTGGAGCAGGTATTGCTACTGGCCAAGCACTTTGGGATAATGCTCCTAAGACTAAAGAGTACATTAAAAACCTTAAGAATAAGAAGGTTCAAGAAGCTCAAGAATCTAAGGAAGAAGTTAAGTCTACTGATGATTTAGCTCAACAAAGTGATCTTAATTTTGAAGATAATGAAGAAGCTCCTGCAGATACTTCTTCACTCAACTTTGATGATTCAGACAATCAGGAATCTACTCCTCCTGATCCTACTGAACCTGTTGAACCTCCTACGCCTATTGATCCTACTGAACCAGTAGATAAACAAGAACCAAAGGATCAACAACCTTCTCAGGATATCAATACTGAAGAACCCCCACAGGAGGAAGAAAAGCCTTCTGATGGCTTCCCCATTACTGGTAGAGGTGCTCATCATTGGAAAGATCCTTCTGTTAATGAAGTGAAGGTTGGTGGTGAAGGTTACAAGTATCCTGAAGGTAAGTTAACTAGACCAAGTACTGCCCCTACTCAGTGGAATGGACAAGAAATCTCTACCATCAAGGATGATAGAGGTAATCAGGCTGTTGGTAAGTTCTATTCTTCCAATGGTTCAGAATATGTGTATACCAAGGAAGGCACCACACGAAAAATCAAGTTTGTTGATAGCAACACTGATGGTAAGGATCAGGGTGTACAGGATTGGCAAGATACCTATATTCTTGATAATGAAGATCCTTTATATAAATTATTTGCAGGTACTGCTTTCCAAGATAAGCAGTCTAGAGGCGAACTTAAGAATTTAAGAGTTGACCCAACTACTCGTAAGATAATCTTTGATGATTCTGAAACTGGTGAAACAAGACCTTTAATGCTCTCTGATGTTACTCCTGAGACAGAAACATTAGATCAAGATCATGATTTCACTTTACCTGCTTCTAGGGGCGAACCAAAGGTTGGTAAGACTCTTGTAGAGATTACTTTTGGAGAGAATGGGAAAATTAGGGGTATTAATCCTTCTGGCGATATTGGTTATGTTGAGAACCAACAACCTCCTAAGAAGAGCGAAAAGCCTACAAGAGGTACCTTAGAGGGGCTTAAAGCCAAGGATCAAGTTACACCTTTGGATTTCGCAGAAGTTTCAAAAGAAATTGTAGAAACTCTTAGAGCGGTCAGACGGGGTGAGTTACAACCGGAAGATGAAAAAGTTACCCTAGCTAAAGATGCTTTGGCTTTACTTGATCAACATGTGCAAAGAGTCTTTGCTAACCGAGCCTCTTATAAAGATAAACTTACTGCTGAACAGGTAACTGAAGAAGCCGCAGCTTTAATCTATGCAGCTAATCGTAGTCCTCAGTATCTTAATTTGTACCTTAACTATCAAGATGAAGAAAGTGGTACAAATTATTCTCTAAAACCAGAGCATTTAGAGCAAATAATCAATGCTAAGTACAAAAATACTGCTATTGACGGGGATATTTCAAAGGTAGCAGAACAACTTGGAATACCCAGGTATGTTGACAAAGCTTCTTCTAAAACACTTACTGGTAAAGATTTCCTTCAATCCTCTAAAGATGTAAACGGAAAAGAAACTACTACCTTCTCACTCTCTAATGGAAAGTCTAAAGTACCAGTTAAGCTTGTGATTAATCCAGATGGTTCTGGTTCTATTGAAGGTAACGGTAAGAAGATATCTATTACAGCTGAAGAAAAGAAGTCGTTTTCTAAGGGTGGCAATACTAATGTAATAGCTTTTGCTAGAAAGAAGCTAGGGCTTGACTCGTCCTATAAGCTTGTCAATGAAAAGGACATTACAAAGAGAGATGCAGAAAGACTGATCAATAATGAAGATACTCAGCTAGATGTTATTAAGCGAATCATCAAGGTTCTAAAGGAGCGTAAGCAACTCCTTGAAACTAATGATGAAGGCAATGTTGAGATTAGAGATGAAGCTGTGAAGAGTGACCAAGATGCCTTCAGAGATACCTTTGGTTCTACTGTAGGCAAACTCTTCAAGGTTACTAAGCGTCCTTCCTACCTTTGGCAACAAGACTCTCCTCTGGAGTATGTTAGAAAACTCTTTGATGGGGATGGAGCATTCGGAGAACCAGAGACTTTCAATAGAGTCTTTGGTGCTAATAAGTTTGCCAATACTAATCGTCTACAAGAGAAGCTCTTCTCTCATATGGTAGACAATGCTGGCAATGAATATCCTTCCTTTGCTGAACAGATTAGAAATGCCTTAGATCCCAAAGGCACTCTTATGAGAACCATTGGCGATTCTATCCATAATCACCTTACCTTTGATAAAGGTATGAGTGAGGAAGGTAGGAAGAAGCTTGAAGAGATCTGTAAGGTTGCAGCTGTTCAGTTCATTGCCAATGTTGCCGCTTATGAACATACACTTACTGCTGAAGAGTTAGCTAAGTTTGGATTTACTCCTCGGGATCAAGAGAACATTAAGCAAACTGGTGAAGGCATTTATGAAGCAATGGCTATGCAAAACTTTGCAAGTCTTCTTCGTAAGTTCATGGGTATTGCTCCTGACAACCAAGCCAGTTATGAAGAGACTGAAAAGTTCCTTGCTCAGAAAGCTCTAGAAGTTGGTGAAGCTCTTCTTGAATCTGGTGTGCTTGAACAAAGGAAAGTTGTTCTTGATACCATTGTTGGTTATGACGAGAATGGCAAGCCTATTTCTAAGCCAAAGGAAGCTACATTCCTTGCTGCTTCTGAGGATTACTCTGGTCCAGACAGACTCTTCAAGGCTAAGTCAGACATCCTTGAAGCCATTATTAATCCTCATTACAAGAACCAGATTCATTATGAGGTTCCTGAAACTAAGACAAACATCAACCATACTTCCATTGATGTTTCTGAGATTCAGAAAGAAGCTATTGAGGCTTTAAATAAGGCAGAGCACCATATCAATGTACCTTTCTATGCATTGATGAAACAGCTTGGCGAAGATGGTATTACTCAGTTGTTTGGTAGAGAGACCAATGAGCATACTCGTCTTAAGATGGTTGGTCGTGAGTATATCCATCAAAAGGGTCAAGCTCTTTCCAGATCTCTAGCCTTTGAGTACTTAACCAATGCTCTAGATTTCTCAGGTAAAAAGCCTGAAGACACTGTTCTTTACTTCTCCAATGTGGCTCTTAAGAATGGGCGAATCATGCAGGAAGGTATGGCTACCTTCCAGAATAATAAACTCTTAAGACAAGCCCTTAATATTGGTCCTCTTACACCTAAGGATCTTACTGATCCGGATATGTTTAATGCTTGGAGAGCTACATTGGCTCAAAATCTAGGTGTTAGTATCAATAAAAAAGATCAAGATAAGTACCTGGATAGCATTGATAGAGCTATTAATTATGTTCAAAAACATCAAGATGTTTTTGAAGGTCCCAATAATACTCTTGTAAGCAGACTTAGAAAGTTCATGGATGACTTCAATGAAGAGTTTAAGGATGATGGGTTATCTATTGATAACTTTGAAGGTCTTAATGCTCTAGTTGAAATTAACCGTTATCTCCAAGCTAGTCCTGCTGAACGTCAGAAGTTCATTACTAGAGTCTATGCTGAAATTGACGGTATTAATGATGGCCCTTCAAACATCAACTCATTCTTCGCACCTGTTGTTAGCTATCTGAGTGAAGATTTTATTAAGTCCAAAGTGAAGACTGGTATGTTTTTTACAGACAGCACTTCACAAAAGATGCTTGATTCAGATGAAGAGAATAGCAAGTTGTATGGAACACAAGGTTCTGACTTCCATAAGGAAGTTGCTGAACAACGTATTCCTAGACTCATTCTTGCTAGAGTCATTGCTACTCGTAAAGCCGCTGAAAGAGCTGGTGTTGGAGCCACAACAACTAAAGCTGAGAATATTCAAAGAACAGCTGAAAGCTTCTTCAACCTTTGTAAAGCTATTGGTTGGATTGATGCTGGCTGCAACATTAAGAAAGCTCTTGCTATGGATGAACTTCCTGAAGATGGAAGCTCCCCTATCAAGTTCACTAAGGACATCTCTAAGAAGTTGGCTACCATTATTCCTTATGGCTCTGCAGCTAGAGGATCTACTGAACAGGTTGTTAATCTTCTTTTGAATGGCCAGTACCATCAAGGCTTATATGGAGTCATCACAGATAAGCTGTATGAGATGGATCCAAAGAAGAAGCTTAAGCCTGGTGAAGAATATATTCCTAAGTTCAATGGTGTTAGCTACCGACAGCTAAGAGAGAGCCTCATTAATCTTCTAGCTGATCCTGCAAAGGGTTACACATCCGCTTCCCCAGCAGAAGTTAGAAAGTGCATCAAGGGACTTCCTGAAAAGTTTCTTACTCTTGCTGAACTTCACTCTCCAGAATGGACTGCAGATAGAAGGAATCCAAGCAAGGATATCCATAAGGGTAAAGACACTGATGATATTAGAAACTTAGAAGTTTCTGCTGAGGGCATTGAAAAAATGAGAGAAGCTCTCATGGAAATCATTGGTGAACCTGCTCATACAGCTGTTACTGAAACCATTGGTTCCAAGGCTATGCAAGGAGCCAAGATTCCTATGGCTGTTGGAGACATCATGTCTATTGGCCGTATGGTCATGGAAGCTTATATGGATAAGCAGGCAGGTGGATCTATCAATAAGTTGTCAGGTACTGAAAGATTCCTTAAAACCAAGCAACTTCAGAAGGTTGCTCCGCTCTTTAAGTTTGGACATGGTGCAAAGATCATGGCAGAAAAGTTCAGACCTACTACTGGATCTGAACCTCTAGCCAAGTCCAAGCATCTCTCTTACTACAGTTCTCTTAGACCCTTAGCTAATGTAGGTGTGTCTGCTGGTTCTCTAGTTATTCAGGGTTCTGGTGACGCAACCATGATTTACGGAATGGCTAGAGCTGGCAATGTTACTTGGGGTGCTGTGTATGACGGTGTGTATGTACCAGTTGGTGATGGTGGAAAGGTTGGAAGAATTGCTAACAAGGCTTGCGCTAATGCACAACAAGAAGACCTTATGCGATCTATCAATAGATCCTTTGCAGCTTATGGTAAGAATCTTAAAAAGCTTCTTGGTGACTCTATAGATCTTAAGAAGAATGGCATTGAATCGGATAGGGATGCAACCATCTTCATTCTTCGTTGCGCTTTGAGAGGTGAGTATCCAGATGGAACAGCAATGGATGCATCTTTAGCGGCTACCTTTAAAGATACAGCTAAGGCTCTGGCTAAAGACATTGCCATGTTTACACCTGAATCCAAGTTCGAAGAATCTCTAATCTCTGTAACCAATAAAGACGGGACTTCTTATCCTTATAAAGGTAAGAAAAATATCTTTCATGGTTCTACGAAGAAAAAAGATACCGTTCTTAAACAAGAAATGGATAAGATCTTTGATCTTCTGGATGTCTATGAAGTCAATGAACGCATCAATAAAGAAGCTTTAGAACATATCCCTCAAGTCTTCCACCATATGAGTGGATTTGCTGGTACTTACTCAAAGGGACATGCTTTTTCAGAAGAAAAAGCTAAAGAACTCCTAAATAAGATCAACTCTGTCTCTGCTGAGAAGTTTAATAACTTTAGCCAGTTGGTAGCTGCTTACCTCAACACTGTTAGTAACATCATTGCTGAGAAGGAACGCATTACACCATTAGAAGATAACTTCAAAGGTAAAGGACCTACTCTTAGAGACTTTAGTGAGTCTCAAATGGAAACTTGGAAAAAGATCAGAGGTATAGACAATGCTCTATCTCCTGCAAGATTCCTTACACCTGAAAGTTATCAGATGTTCCAAGAAGCTTTGGGAACTAAAGCTAAATTGGTTCAAAAGGATCCTAAAAATCCAAATAAACCCTATGATCCAACTAAGATTGATGAAGAAACATCAATTCGTAAAGTTAAGTTAGAACTCGCCAAGCGAGGTAAACAGAATTCTCTTATCTGGGCAGGTGTGTTTAACAAGCTTAGCAAGATCCTTCCTAAAGCAGAAGACATCAAGATTCACTTGCTTAAACCAGGTGAAGAGCTTCCTAGACTTCTTAATGCTGAACCAAATCCAAGCAGAGAAGCTATGTATAAGAATCTCAATGGTGTGGGTCATATTTACATCTTCGATAAATCAGGTAAGAAAGATCTATATGATCCAAAAAACATGGAACTCTTGATGCATGAACTTGTTCACGTGTCAATGACTTCTATGCTTAATGCGTACTTTGGAAAGGATCCGAAGTTTAAGTTCACTGCTATGCAGGTAGATGCAATTAAGAATCTTGAAAGTCTTATTGACCAGTTTGAGCAGAAAGACTGGAATGCTGAAGGCGGTGTACCTGAAATAATTATTGGCTTCAAGAGGATTCTTAATAAATACAAGAATGATCCTGCTAAGAGACTTGATGAAGCTCTAGCCTATATTCTTTCTAACCAAGATCTCTTTGAAGCTATTGGTAAGGCTGACGTTTACGCTTCAGAATGGAAGGAACAGCAATCTCAACTTCAGAGGTTAATTGGAAGGATTAAACATTATGCCCAGAAGTTGTTTAAAGCTCTCTTTGGTATTGTCACTGGTTCAAGACTGGATACTGTTGACCTCGAAATTGCTAAGAATGAGACAACTGAAAAGGTTAAGTTAATGAAGTTCCTTGAGCTTTTTGGAACTAACACATACGTGCTTCTTGATGTTGAAAGCAACTTACGTGACAGAGATCCAAAGAGATTAAAGAAGCTTCTTAACAGTGACTTAGATAATAGTGATGCTCTTAAGCTTGTAGGAGAAATGCCCCCTTTCGTCGATAGGGCTCGGAATGTTAGGAACTTCATAGTTCGACAGTTCACGAGATTCTGGAGCCCTATTGGAAACAGACCCTCATATGACAAGAGAGCTACTCATGAGGAAGTTCAGAAGTGGGACAACTATAAGGATGCTATGGCTCGGAAGCTCAATGACATGGGCTTAAAGGGAGATTTCTTAGCGGAAACTATAGTTGATCTTCAGCTTCCTCAAGCAACTCTTCTTGAAGCAGGTCAAAAGAGAGATCTAACTAAAATCTTCAATGACATCATTGATCGTCTTCCAGAAGACTTCATGGTTCTTGATCCAAAAACAGCAACAAAGGAAGACTATGACAACTCCAAAGAACTTCATAGCTATCTCACTGGTTCTAAGAAGTTCTTAGACACTCTTCCTTTCTCTGCTCAACCTAGGAATCTTCATGGAGAATTTGAACCTCAGGCTATGTTCTTTACTCTAGCAATGAACAATCCTGAGTTCTTCAATGCAATAGGCAAGGTTCTGCATAAGCCAGGTAAACAAGCTCCTCAAGTTACTATCAAGTCTTTCAAAGACAGTATTGATTACCTTTACAAGCGAATTGACAATCTTCTTGAGAAAGATATAGAAGCTGCAACAGTTGGTGATTTAATGGCTTCTCAGCTCCAACAACATAAAGAGCAGATGACTAATGAAGCTAAATTAAATCCTATCCAGAAGACCTTAACCGTTATGGATGAAGGTTTAATGGATGCTGGTATTATGATCTTGAATGGTTTCTTAGGTTTAGCAGGTAAGAAGAAAATTCCTCAATCTGCTGTAGACACTCTTAAAGAAGTACCCATGAATGTCAGAGTTGGTTTTGGAGAGCTAGCTAGGAAATTTAATAACAAATTCAGTCATCCTCTTCTGGCTACAACTATTGGCGAACTTTACGGAAGACTTCCTTCTAATACTTACATTCAGTCAACTCTTAAGAGAATTAAGGGCTTCTATGACAAGATTAGAAAGATGAATCTTGAAGAGCTTCCGAAGCTTCTTACTGAGCGCTTCAAGCATCATAAGATCACTGTCAAAGATCGTAAGTTCTTTGATAGGGTCTTGGGACAGACGGATATTTCTGTACTTGATGATCTAGGTCTTACTGAAAAGTGTTTAACAGATAAGGATGCTCTAAAACAAATTATTGAAGTTCAGGAAGCTGAACTCAAAGCAATGGCTCCAGATAACTTCTCAAGATACAAGAGCAAAATGAAGCAACTAGCTAATTTCTTGTCTGGTTCCAGAGAGTCTGGGCAGTTCTTGCTTACTAATGCGACAGCAATTGTTGAATTAGCTGGGCAAAGTCCTATTGATAATGCTGATCCAAAGCTAATCAAGAAGGTAGATCAGCTTACAACACTTTACTGTCTAGAGTTCCTAAAGGATAGTGACAGGACAAAACTTCAGGAGTTTTATGCCTCAGATAGAGATGCTATGAACCATCTCATTAAGACCATTGCTCATGTTAAAGAACAGGAAGTAAAGCGTATTGAGGAAACCAGAAAGCAAGAAACAGAAGAGAAAACTTCTCGTAACAAGAGCTACACCTATAATGCTATTAAAGGTTGGAGACCTTCAGGCAATCAACCTAAAGGGCACTACATCCTTGCAGAGAAAGCGCATAAAGATAAATTTATTTCAAAAGGATATAGAGTTCTTGGTGAGTACAAAGCATCCAACATTGACAACTCTAAAGAGTATGTTCGAATGTTCACTGAGTGGCCTCTTGAGAAGGAATTTCAAGAAGGTGTATTGCAATGCATTACTCAGACTGCTTGGGGCTACCAAATTGACAAGGGAACCAGAGGTGAAGCTAATGGCGCACGAATCTATGATGCTGATGTTGCAGAACATATCTTCGATAACCTTAGCAAAGAAAACTCACCTAATGGAGTTATCCCCATCTGGTCTCCTGATAAGGAAATCTTAGGATTTGAGCGTACTATCCCTCCTGAGGATAGAGCTCTGATTGAAGCTCATAACGATCTCTTTTCTGGCCTGGCTCAATGGAGAGTTAGACAAGAAAGAGAGGCTATTGCTGGTGATGTGAATAAAGCGCTCATCAAGGAAGTCTATGAGGACTACCACAATGCTACGGAAGAAGAGAAGGAAAACGAATTCATAGATGTTTTCCAGTCTAAGCTTCAAGTGTTCCAAGCTGCAACCAAACGTCTTGATAGAAAGACCCTTGAAAGAATCCAAAGTAAGTTTGGTAAGGGGCACTTCTATCTTAGAAAAGACGTTGCTTACTCAGTACTTGGTTACTACAGACTTTCTCTTACAGATATGTGGGATGGTAACTTTGTTCTTCCTCGAAAAGTTGAACTGGTTATTGCAGGTGCTCTAGACAAGATTCTAGGCAAGAGAGCTAGATATCTACTAGGCCATGCAGAGAACGTCTGGAAGGGTGTTGTCTCATGGGGAAGAGAGACTATTGTTATTCGATCCATGATTGTTCCAGCCATCAATATAGCTAGTAATCTCATCATGTTGAATACAGCTCTCAAGATACCTATGACAGATATCTGGAGATTGTTCAAGGAATGTTATAAGGATACAGAAGACTTCAATAAAAACTTTGAACGTTTGTCTAGGTTGAAAGATGAAAGAACCAGTGCTTCTCCTGATAGAAAAGCTGAAATAGAGAAAGAGATTAAGAAGGTACAGAGTCTCATTGAGAACAATCCTATGTACTTCCTCATTAATGCTGGTGAATACTCAACCATTAGTGCTCAAGGAAGGACATTTGAAGAGTTAGACATCACTAAACAAAAGTTTGGAGATGTCATTGAGACTGTAGTAGACAAGATGCCTAAGAGTCTTCAAACTCTCGGAGGCAACTTGCTTCTTACTCGTAACTCAGAACTCTTCCAAGTAATGGCTAAGGCCACTAATTATGGTGACTGGTTGGCTAAAGGGATTGGCTACAGGTATCTAACAGAATTGTCTGAATCTAGAAAGGTTAAAATCCATCCTGAAGATGCTAGAGACTTAGTCTCTACCCTCTTCGTGGACTATGATCAGTTTACAGGTAGAGAAAGAGACTACTTGAATAACATGGGTCTTACCTGGTTCATGACCTATAAGTACAGAATGATTCCTGCAGCAATCTTAGGAATGCTCACTAGCCCAGCTAGAGTACTTCTAGGGACCATCTTAGCTTCTAACCTTGGTTCTATTGGTACCCCACTTACAGATAACTTCTTTACCAAGCTATTTACTGGAAATATTCAGTACTCTCTTGGTTTAGATATGTTGTGGAGATCCTTAACTTTGCACCCATTAGCATGGCTGCTAGGTTTAGCTAAGTAAAATAAAAGCCCCTCCATTTAAGGAGGGGCTTACTCATTTAGGTGTTAGACTAATTAGTCTTCACCAGGGTCTTCAGAAGCGTACCAGTCATCTGCAAGGAGGTCAAAGGATTCGAACACTGGACTGTAATTCCCAGTGATGATACCGTAAGGTTTCCCTTGCACATACGAGATGTAGAAGACTTCTTCAGGCTTAGATTCTCTCCAGAATGCCATTTCCTCCCCAGTAACCTCAGCGTTCATAAGGACACACTTAAGGATTTCATGGAAAGGAAGCGGACCAATCACAGGAGCTTCTTCCTTCTGTTCTTCTTCTTTCTTTGGTTCTTCCTTCTTGAGATCTTTCTTCAGAAGCTCCATGAGTTCTTCGAAGTTATCCATCTTCTCACATTCCTTTGCAAGAAGATCAAGGGCTTCTTCTAACGGATGCTTTTTGCTATCCATGTTGTAATACTCCATACAATAGTAATTAATAATCCTATTACGGATAGGATAGTAGGAATGAGGATTGCTCCTCCTACTAGTATTCCAATAATAGTCCAAATAAAAGTGTTTAACTGACTTAGGTCTTCCATCATAGATCACTTAGAACTCTCTTTAATCCAGTTTTGAAGTGCTCTATTTAGGACTAAGGATTCATCCAATCTTCTAGAGCATTGCTCAGAGAATTCAATAAGATTTGTAAGTTCTTTTGATACTCTGGCTCTTCTTGAGGAATCATCAGACTTGGTGGTGGGTTTACAGGCTTTGGGCACTCTGCTGGAAGAGTCGGAGAGTTGCTTGCGCAGCTTGTCAACAACAGCAGCATTGGAATACTTAACAGCTTCCAAGTCTTTCTGATATTTAATTTCAAGCTCATTAGCTTTCTCTCTTAACTTATCTTCTATGGTTCTAGCTTCTTGAATACTCTTTACGTACTGACTGTGAATCTTAGTTAATTCTCTTTCGTAGTAAAGCTTAGTGAATGAAGAACCAAGCAGAGCACCTAGAACCAAAGGTATTAAGGATATAGCTAGGTTTTTCATAGGAAATCCTAGCTTATTCTTTATTCACCAGTAGAACCAAACCCACCAATACGAGTACCTGAGGCAGTATCTGAATCAGTTCTGAGGTAGGTAGTGAAGACACCTTGTCCAATCTTCTGTTGTTTAAGAATTTTGACATCCCAAGGCATGAAGTTATAGAAGGCAAAGCCAATATTGCCATCATTCTTTTCATTGCTAAAGTAGTCAGCATCACAGACACCAACACCATTGGCAAGAACTAGACCCTTGGAAGGGTTTGAAGATCGGTTGAAAAGAAAGAGAACTTCATTACCTCTCATCTTTGCCTTAATGTTGGTAAAGACACAGGTAGGTTTAATTTCTGCTTTGGTAAAAAAAGACTTCAGAACCTGCTTCCAAATAGAAGGTATGATTACTTCTTCTGGGGCATAGAAGTCATACCCAGCAGACTTTTCCGTACTTCTTTGAGGAATAAAACCCTCTGTATCTTTACAGACAGCAAAATATCTAGTTGACATTATTTAAGTTGATTACCTTTTGATTGGATGATCCACAGTAGACTAAAGATATGTCCTTAAGTTCTTTAATAAACTTACCTTCAACTACTGTATCTATATAAGAGAATATTTCTAATTCTCTCACATCTTTAAATAAATATCCTGTCCAAAGCCAAATAGTTTTGGTATTTTTAAACTTTTCTCTGAATTTCTTACAGAGTTCAGTCATACCATCCCTATTCTTAATAAAAAGAGGATCCCCTCCAGTAAGTGTTAAGCCTTGAATATAAGGCTTGTCACATAAGGAGAGGATCTTTTCAATACGCTCTGAAGTCAGGGATTTACCTTGAGTCCATTTCCAAGTCTCTGGGTTGTGGCAACCCTCACAACGATGAGAGCAACCAGCAACCCAAACACTTACACGGATACCTGGACCATTGGCAATGTCATTCTTCTTTACTTGAAGAACGTGACAATCGCTTATTGCCATTCCATCCGTCCATTACCATCCGTCATATCCTTCTATCATCTACCCATCCCAACCATCTAACATTTATTCTTTTTCCTTTCCTGATTAAAGCGCTCTTCTGAAGATGGCTCATCAGGCCAATTAAACTTTCGAATATCTATGGTTTCTCTAGTACATAAAGCAGCATAGTAAACTGCCATACCGTGTAATTGTGTTTGTAAAATCTCTTTAGGAGTATTTATAGAAGTATTCGATTCGTCAAACTCTTCTAAGAATTTATTTAACTTTTCCATTCGATATTCAAGCTGAAGCTTTTCTGCTCTAAACCTTCTTTTGTAATCGTTAGAGCACATATCTTCTACAGTATCTTTAAGATCCATTAGATTTCCTCCTGTTGATCTGAACCAAGATGAACAAACCTATCTCTGATTTCTTCTGTTCTTCCTTGGTTCCAAAAGTTACTTCCCAAATATCCGCATGTACGTCTAGTCACATTCATCTTTGACTGGTCTTTATTACCACAGTGAGGACATTCCCAAACAAGCTTTCCATTATCTTCAACAATCTTAATTTCATCTGTTGAACCACAAATCTGACAGTAATCAGACTTAGTATTCAACTCTGCATACATGATGTTGTCATAGATGAATTTAATGACTTCAAGTACAGCTGGAATATTGTTTTGAAGATTAGCTGTCTCTACATAGGAGATACATCCACCTAAGCTAAGCTCTTGGAATTCTTCTTCTAGGGTCAACTTGGTAAACGGATCGATAGCTTCTCTTACGTTAACATGGTAAGAATTCGTGATGTAGTCATGATCCGAGACTTCAGGAATCTCTCCAAACTCTTCCTTAAGAGCCTTAGCGAACTTATAGGTAGTGGATTCAATTGGAGTTCCATAGATGGAATATCCAAGGTCCTCTTCTTTCTTCCATTTCTCGCAATAATCATTAAGTTTCTTAAGAATCTCTAGAGCAATCTTTCTACCTTTTTCAGTGGTATGGGATTCTTCAATGAGAGCTTGCACACACTCATAGAGACCAGCATAACCAAGAGAGATAGAGGAATAACCACCAAAGAGAAGATCATTAATGGTTGTTCCTTTCTCATGTCTTGAGAGAGCTCCATACATCCAATGAAGAGGAGAAGTCTCCACAGGTGTATTCAGGAGTCTTGCATGTCTTGCTTGAAGAGCTTTGTGACAGAGTTCTGCATAGTGGTCCAGCTCATCCCAGAAGAATCTAATAGCAGTTGCTTTTGTTGTCTCTGGATCCTCAAAGCGAGTACCAGTGCTATTAATGGCATGATCTCTAGCTAGAAGAGCTACATAAGGAAGATTGATCGTACAAACACCTTGATTGAAGCGTCCATAGAACTTAGCCTTACCATCCTTATCGAACCAAGGGGATAGAAAGCTTCTGCAACCCATGGATGGGAAGCAATAGCCCTTAAGTTCAATCATCTTCTTTTCAGAGATGTAGTCAGGAACAAGTCTCTTAGCAGTACACTTAGCTGCTAGCTCTGTAAGCCACCAGTACTTAGAGTCTTCATGGATGTTGTCTTCCTCAAGTGCATAAATTATCTTGGGGAATGCTGGAGAGATCCAATGACCAACTTCATTCTTAACCCCTTGAATACGTTGACGAAGCACTTCAGCAATGACTAAAGCAAGATCCTTCTTCTCTTGCTCATTCTTGGCTTCATTGAGGTAAGCAAAAATAGTAATGAAGGGAGTCTGACCATTGCTACTGTTCAGCGTATTGATTTGATACTGGATGGTTTGGACACCACGAGTAATCTCTCTCTTTACCTGTTCTTCAACATATTCATTGAGAGCTTCTTCATTGAGCTTAACGGCTAAACCATCAGCAATAGCTTCTTGCTTAATTCTCTGTCTAGAGACTTCAACAAAAGGAGCCAGGTGAGCAAGACTCATTGTCTGACCACCATACTGGTTGGAAGCAATGATTGCAGCTACCTGCGTAGCAATATTGCAGGCAGTAGAGAAGCTATGAGGCTTTTCAATGAGAGTGCCATTGATGACAGTACCGTTCTGAAGAATGTCTTCAAGGTTAACTAAACAGCAATTATGAATATGCTGGATGAAGTAATCAGCATCATGAAAGTGAATAACTCCTTTCTTATGGGCTTCAACTACTTCAGTAGGAAGAAGAAGTCTCATAGAAATGTCTTTACTGACTTCACCAGCAATATAGTCACGCTGCGTAGAAGCTATAGCGTGGTTCTTATTTGAGTTCTCTGTCTTAAGGTATTCGTTCTTGTCATCAATAAGCTTGAGAATAGATTCGTTAGCTTTTTCGTTTTCACGGATTAGTTCTCTAGTTTTTCTATAGCGAATATATTCTCTTGCAACACCCTTATAAGAACTAGTCATGAGACCTAGTTCAACCAAGTCTTGAATTTCTTCAACAGTAAGAGAGCCTTTAATACTGAGTTGATACTTAACCTTCTCAATAATCTTATTGATGGTTGGTTCCTTAACAAAACCAGCCTTCTTAATTGCAGAAGCAATCTTTTGTTCATCAAACGGAACTTCTGTTCCATTTCTCTTGATTACTAAGTTCATGTACTAAATCCTATTTAGAGTTAAGGGATGTGCATTGTACTTCTTCAGTAGTTAAAGAAGCAATTGTTTTATTAACCTCTTCTTTAACTAGACGAGGATAGTCTGAAACACCATAAGCTCTATTTGCAGCACCCTTAAGAATAGGATTCTCTGTGTGACGCATAAAGAATGTCATAAGAACATTAAAGATGTTCTCATCTTCCTTATTAAGACTTAGCCTTGAAGTTGAACTTGCCATATTGAAGTACCACTGAGCTTTCTTAAGATCTTCAAGAAAGTCCCCCTTCTTACCTGCTCTAATGACATACTTGAAAGCATTACCAAGACAGAAGTCCATGTACTTAAGAACTTCAATTGGTTCAATCTTTACAGCACTATTCTTATAGTGCGGAGGTTCATTAACCATATCAGTCATTGCATGCTCCTAAAAAACTTTTCAATGTTTCCAGTGTTTCTGGGTCTATTTTGTATCTCATTCTTGAATGTACGGAAGAATCTAAGCACAGTTCTTCTAGATGGCATGTACATGAATGGGACCATTTGTCCACCTACTATTGAGCTTCCAGGCTGTTCAATATATCCTCTGTTTAAAGAAGCATAGTAGTTATTTGCAATCCAAAAGCCATAGATTACTTTAGTAGCTTTATCCTCAAACTTGAGCCAGCAACCTGATCTCCAGATAGTGTACTTGTCTCTGTGATCAATTAATGTATTTATCCTTCTATCCAACTCTTTGTTGAATTTATAGTTTCTGGTCCAACAAGAAGGATGTAGGAGAATCTCTGCAGACTCAAAAAGGGTCTTTAATAAATCTCTTCCATTCATATACTAGATAAGCTATTAGAACAATTGAACATACTAGTCCCACTAGGAAACCTGTAAGATCGCCCATTAAAAAGAGTGTTGGGAGTATGAGTAGAACCAAGAACATAACTCCCAAACACGAAGCCAAGTAAACCATTACTTATAGAGCCAGTTGAGATAACGCTCTAGTTCTGCTTGAGCCTTTGCTTCTGCTCGATCATCTTCAAGGAAAGGATCAATCAAATCTCCTCCATCGATCTCTTCTTCCTCTTCATCAACATCAGGCCAATCTGGTTCCATAGCGTCATACCTAGATTGGGCTTCATCAAATGCTTTACTCTGATACATACAAACTCCAAATAAAAGAAAAGGATGCTTAAGCATCCTTTAGTTAATTAAGTATAGTCTTAATTGGCGTAATGATTGAGACTTTCTTCTTTTATTTGTAGTCTGACCTTACGCTCTTCTTCTTGGTAAAAATATTATAAGGCAATTATTGCTATTTCTGGTTCGACTGTATATAATGACCTTAGATCAACAATTACCTTATGGATCGTTATAATGGCTTGTGGTAAAGGTGGTGGCAAGAAGCCACCGAAGAAGTAATAAAAAACTAATCGTCTCCTAAGTTTCCCCTGAGAGTAAAATCTCAGGGGTTTTTCTTTACCAATCCCACATCCTCTGCCATTTAATTTCACTAGGGATAACTACAGACTCCGCTCCACTATCTTTAAGGATCATATACCTAACCCCCTTCTTAATATCTACACAACTAATAGTAGAGTTGGCTGTAGAAGCCTTCTTACCAAGCGTAAGAATGCATTCAATAAGAGCTGGATGAGTACGGTATAAGGTATA